TGATCTTTATCCAGATGCAGTAATATTCAAAGATGTATGGAATGTAACAATAAATAATAAGACAAAGGATATTGAACAAGAATTTTATTTAATATCTGATGAAAATTATTATAATTTAAATAATAATGTTAATAATTTTAATCCAGAAAATTATTATTTTAATTTCTTAGGTATTGAAGATAATGAAACAATTAAAGCTGGAGAAGTAAAAAATATTAAATTATTAATAAAACAATTATATGATAATAGATTAAATCAAAATAATTTTATACCTTTGGATATTGAATATAGAATATTCACTACTGCTGGAACTAATTATGAAATAGATGTAATACCATTTACAAAGATTAATCGATTAATCAATAATTATCAATTTAATATAGATACTTCATGGTTAATACCACAAGATTATTTTATTCAACTTAGATTAGTAAATAATAATATTTATTATAATAATAAAACTATTAGATTTACTGTTGTAAATAATAATATTAAAATATAAAAAATATTTATTTTAGTATTTATAATAAAATTTCTTGTAATATTAAATATATTATATTATATTTGCCCCTGTAAATAATTTTAAAACTGTAAATATATTAAACAATGAGTAATGAATTAAATGATGAAGCTATGGCACAAGGTGCTGAAGAGCTCAAACAATTAAATGAACTTTTTGAAAATTATCAAAAAGGTGGAAATGGAACAAAAAAGAAAAGTAAAGAAGAAACCCTCGCAAAGTATTTTGTTCCGCGTAAAACTAAAGAAACATTTCGACCATTACCTCCTAAAGGTAGAGAAAAAATTGATGTAGCATTTTTTCATGTTGTTTGGACTAATGTTGCTGGTGGTAAAAAAAGAATGAGAAAACTTTATTGCCCTGCACACAATGATCCACCAGTACAAAAGAAAGATGAAAATGGACAATTAGTGTTTGATCAAAATGGTAAACCTGTAAATGTTCCACAAGCATGTCCATTATGTGCTAAGTATAACGCTTTTATTTCTAAGCAAAACCCTGCATTGAAAGGTCTCAAAAAAGATGATTATAAATCTTTAACTGAAGAACAGCAAAAAATTAAAACTTTTAATGATAAAATTTTTGATGAAGCTAAAAAATGGCAAGCTAAGAAATTTTATATTCTTAAAGGTATTGATAAAGGTGTTGAAAAAGATGGCGTTAAATTTTGGAGATTTAAACACAATTTTAAAAAACAAGGTGTATTTGATAAGTTAATACCTGCACTTCAAAATTTTATTGACCAAAACGGTGTTGCTTACTATGATGCTAATCAAGGATGTGATCTTTCCATAACTACAACTGAAGCAGAATTTATGGGTAGAAAATACATAGATGTTTCAGCTATTTTTCCTGGTGCAAAATCTAAATTACATGAAGATAAGCTTATCATGGAAACTTGGCTTAACGATACAACAACATGGCGTGATGTCTTTAAACCTGCTACTGCTCCTGTTATTACTCCTTATCAATATTTAGTGTTGGTTAGTGAGAGTAATGATCCTTATTGGGAAGATTCCGATAGTAATAATAAACATTGGGTATTTCCAAATAATCCTGAACTTCAAACTAAAGCTAATACAAGAGATCAAAATCTTGACGCAGGAGTTTCAAGTAAATTTGAATATGCCACAGATGTTGTTGATGAAGATGATGTTGTTAATATTACAAATATTAATACTTCAGATAAATCAAGTTTTAGTGATAATGCTGTTAATCTAACTGCTGAAGTTAATAAAAGTGCAGTATCTACGCCTGTTACATCATCAGCAATTTCAGATGCCGAGAAGGTTATTAAGGAAATTAATGGTGTTAATCAACAAACACTTCCAGTAAATGTACAATCTAACCCAACATCAACAGTTAATACTAATTCTAGTGTTAGTAATGCTGGTGCTTTTGATGATTTACCTTTCTAAAAATAAATAACAATAATAAAATCTTATTATGTATAGCAATATATATAATAAGATTTTTATTATAATATTTTAAAAAATAATAATTAATAAAATTTTTTGTAAAATAAATAATATATAATATTATGGCAACAAATGAAGTACCAAAAAATGAAAAAATAAGAAAACCTACCCCAAAAAAGGAGTTTTCATTGAATGATTTTAAGAAAAAAATTGGAGGTGAAGATATACCTTTTAAACCTTTCGAATGGATTAAATTATCGAAGGCATATAAGGAAGTGTCTGGTTATGACGGCATTGCAAAGGGTTATATTAATCTTGCTTCCGGGTGGAGTAATTCTGGAAAGTCAACTGTATTATGTGAAAGTATAGTATCTGCTCAAAAATCTGGAATACTACCAATAATTATCGATACTGAAAATAATTTAGGTGAAAAAAGATTAAAATTAATGGGTTTTGATTTTGATAATGATTTTTACATAAAAATTGATAATGAATTTATGTTAGAAAATTTTGGTAAAAAACATAATAAAAATAGAAAACAAGCAGCTATTGAAGATATGGCTGAATGTATTCATTATTTCCTTGATTTACAAGAAAATGGTGATTTGCCATTTGAGCTGTTATTTGCAATAGACTCGATAGGTGTTCTTGACTGTATAAAATCTATTGATGCTGCTGAAAAAGATGGTAGTAATAATAATATGTGGAATGCTGGAGCATATGCATCAGCATTTAAAGGTTTAATTAATTTTAGAATTCCAAATTCTAAAAAAATTAATAAACAATATACAAACACCTTAGTAGCAGCTCAAAAGGTCTGGTTCGATTCAATGGTTGGCGGGCAAGGGACTTTACGCCACAGCGGGGGCGAGAGCTTTTATTCTGCTGCAAGATTAATTTGTCGTTTTGGTGGCCAGAAAACACATGGAACAAGCAAAATATCATGTGTTGCAAGAGGAATTGAGGTGTCCTTCGGGGTGAAAAGCGAATTAAATATTGTCAAATCACACATTGATAGTGAGTTAGGCGGTATTAGCTTTAAAGGAAATGACATTATTTCTACTCCACATGGTTTTATCGGTGCAACAAAAGAAGATATTGATAATTATAAAAAAGAACACATTCAATTTTTTAGAAGTTTACTTGGTGGAGATATTAATTTAAATGAAATTGATATAAAGGAATCTAAAATAAAAGATGACGAAAAAGCTAGTTTTGACTTTAATAGTTTTGATAATGAAAATTCAGATTTTAAATAAAAAATGTAAACAAATCTTGCAATAATAATAAATATTATTGCAAGATTTTTATTAATGTAAGGAATAATATATGAAGAAAGAATGTAAGCCTTTTGGTTATTGGACAAAGGAGAGATGTAAAGAAGAGGCATTAAAATATTGCGGCAGATTGGAATTTCAAAAATTATCATCTAGTGCATATAATGCTTCTAAAAATCATGGGTGGTTAGATGAAGTATGTTCACATATGATAAGTAAATATTACTCAAAAGGATATTGGAATAATAAAGAATTATGTCAAAAAGAAGCGTTGAAATATAATAAAAGGACTGATTTTAAGAGTAAATCATCAAGCGCATATTTTGCAGCTTTAGAAAATAAATGGTTAGATGAAATATCTTTACATATGGTTAGAATTGCGCATAATTTTAAATGGACTAAAGAAAAGTGCCAAGAAGAAGCATTAAAATATAATAAAAGAACTGATTTTAATACATTTTCACATTCAGCATACGTTACAGCCTGTACAAATAAGTGGTTAATTGAAATATGTCAACACATGAAAATTTTATCTATACCTCATGAATATTGGACATTTGAAAGATGTAATGAAGAAGCATTAAAATATAAAAATAGAGGAGAATTTAAAAAATTATCAAAAGGTGCATATTTGGTTTCTTCAGAAAATAAATGGATAGATGAAATTTGTATTCACATGAATAATAATTGGACACTTGAAAGATGTAAAGAGGAAGCTTTAAAATATGATAAAAGAAATGATTTTAAAAATTCAGCGGCTTCTGCTTATAATAGTTCTTTAAGAAATGGATGGATTGATGAAATATGTAAACATATGAATCAAGGTAATAATCCTAAAGGATATTGGAATAATAAAGAAATTTGTTATAATGAAGCATTAAAATATACGAGAAAAGTTGATTTAAAAAATGGGAGTAGACAAGCATATAATTCTTTATGTAAAAATAATTGGCTTGATGATGCGTGCTTACATATGCTTGAAATTGAAAGGCCAGACGGATATTGGACGCTTGAAAGATGTAAAGAGGAAGCTTTGAAATATACAACCAAAACAGAATTTAAAAATTTTTCTGTAAGTGCATATAGTATTTCAGTACAAAAGAAGTGGATTAGTGAAATTTGTCAACATATGACAGCAATCGGAAATAGATATAATAAATGTGTTTATGTGTATGAATTTAATGATAATCATGCATATATTGGTATTACATACGATATAAAAAGAAGAACACATGATAGAGAAAATTGTAAAACAGATGCAGTTACTAAATATATTAATATTTCTGGTTTAATACCTATTTTAAAAATATTAACAAAATATATTCCAGTTGACGAAGCAGTAATTTTAGAAGGAGAATATGTTGAAAAATATAAAAATGATGGTTGGATTATATTAAATCGAGTAAAAACAGGCAGTATTGGTAGTGTAAAAAAATGGACATTTGAAAAATGTAAGGAAATTGCATTAAAATTTAATAATAAAAGAGATCTCAAAAAAGAATTTAATGGTGCATATCAGGTTATGTGCGAAAATAAATGGTTAAATGAATTATGTTTGCATATGATAGAACTACAAAAGCCAAAAGGATTTTGGAATTATGAAAATTGTAAAAATGAATTTATAAAATATAATTGTATAAAAGATGTAAAAAATAATGCATCAACAGCATATTGTGTTGCAGTTAAAAATAAATGGATTGGTGATTTCATTAGTCATATGCCTAAAATATGTAAACCAAAAGGATTTTGGACAATTGAAAAGTGTATAGAAGTTGCAATAATATGTAGAAATATAAGTGAATTTATTAAAAAATATAGGAGTGCATATGTTATTGCAAATAAAAATAATTGGTTAAATGAAATTTATTTAAAGGCAAATTTATGAAAACGAGAACACTTTTAATTGATTCAAATTTTTTAATTAAACGTTCACAATTTGGTGTAAAAAATATGTTCACCAGTACTTTTGGTGAGATTAATATCCTTTATGGTTTTATGATTAAGACGAGGGAGCTTATAAAAACGTTTAAATCGAATAGGACGATATTTTTTTTCGATGGTCAAAATGGTGGTTTGGCTAGACATAAACTCCTAAACGACTATAAATCAACACGTAAGAACAAATCTTGGTATGATAAAATTGAATTATCAGAAGCTGAAATATTAAGAGAACAAGAAAAGGAATTTTCATTATTAAAAAATAAAGTAAGAATTCAAGCATATGCTGAAGATCTTTTTATCAGACAGATAGAGGTGGATACCGTGGAATCTGATGATTTAATAGCTGCATATTGCTTAAAACATCATGAAACTGAAGATATTACAATATATACAAATGACCGTGATTATAGCATGTTATTAGATACTTGTAATATAACAATAAAATTTGATAATATCTCAGAACCCATAACTAAATCTAATTATTATTTTCATTTTGGTATTACATATAAAAATGCATTAACAGTAAAGATTATTTGTGGTGATGTATCTGATAATATTAAGGGTATTGAGGGCATTCAAGTTGATACATTATTAAAGTTCTTTCCAGATATTGAATTTAAATATATGAGTGTGAGAGAGATTTGTATAAAAGCTAAGGAAATAAATGAAGAAAGAATTAAGAAAAAATTAAAACCATTAAAATGTTTAGAAAATTTATTAAATAATAAAGAAAGGCTTATATTAAATCATAAATTAATGAATTTACATGAGCCATTTTTAAATGATGAAGCAATTGAAGCATTAGAACAACTAGATTGTCCTTTGTCAGATGAAAATAGAGGTTCAAAAAATTTATATAAAATGATGGTTGAAGATGAGTTCCTAAGTGTATACAATGGTAATTTTGTTAATTATGTAGAGCCTTTTTATACTGTTATTGCTTATGAACAACAATTATTGAAAGAATATTATAAGGCAGTAAAAAATAATATTACATAGTCTTTAAAATTCCTTGCAATAATGGAATATTCATAGTATATTTGTTATGTAAATATAATGTCTACTATTGTAGATTTATAGGAAATTTAATTAATAAAAATAAATTCTTATGCAAGAAAACGTATTTAAAATCTCTTTATTTCAAGAGAATAATTTAATTTGTGAGAGAGGATTTGATGCTGATATTTTTAGTCCGTCTGTTAAGAGTCCGGTTGATATTAGAAATATTCTACCATCTATTATTAGTAGACTACAAAGAGGTCTCTCGAAAAAAGAGTATTATACTGAATTTGAGGTTGGTGAAGAATTAGTGTATGACATGTATGAATATCGAAATGAAATGATTGAATTATACCCAAAGAAATATCAATCATTAATGAATGTTATTCCTCAAGTAAAGAAACAAGTTATAGAAAATAAAACAATTAGTGGTGTTGAATTTAAATTTAGCTTTTTTGTTAATGAAAATCTTATTGTTGAAAGATTATTTTATGTTCAAGGATATAATGAAGAAGTAAAATATTCAATGGATATTTATTTTATGATAAATGATATTTGCAGTCAAATATTTACCTATTTAAAGAAATGTGATATTGGATATATATGGGAAGATTATGACTTAATTAATTCATATAATATGACAATACAACAAATAAGAGAATTATTACCTAGTAAAAGAAATGATTTGCTTAGAAAATTAAGATAATTTTTAGTTTTTTCATATTTTTCTGTTTTTTTGAATCTTGCTCTGAAAATGGGCAAGATTTTTTTACAACAAATATTTTTTAAATTAAATAATAATATACATTAAATAATGTCTGATATCGGCAACGAAAATAGTAATAATACAATAAGTGGTTATCTTGGTTCAGAGTTTCAATTAAAATTAATGTGGCAAATATTAGTAGAACCAGAGTTTGCTGAAAAGACAATTCCGTTATTATCCGTTGAATATTTTGATGACCCTGCATTAAAGAAATTATTCATCATTATGTTGCAATATTTCAATGATAATGAAAGTAAAGTACCTAATCTTCAAAATCAAAGTATAAATCTTGCTATTCAAAAATATAAGTCCCCAAATGACCCAATTGAAGAAGAAGTTTTACTAGCAATAATAAATAAAATTAATTTATGGAATAATAGGGTTATAAATAAAGATATATTAAATGATGGTGATGTTGTACAAAGAGAGACTTTTGTATTTTTTAAACAACAAGAATATCGAAAATTATCTGAATTTATACAGTCAAAGGTAAAAAGTGGTGATATAAAGAATAAAAATTTTATTGTTGAAGTAGATGATAAAGTTAGAAAAATAGATACTATTGGTGATGATGAAGATTATGGTAGTGATATTCTAGATAATATTGATGATGCGCTTAAGGATGAATTTAGAGAAACAATACCAACAGGAATTCAATTCTTAGATGATATAACTAATGGTGGTTTAGGCAAAGGTGAGATAGGTATAGTGTTGAGTCCTAGCGGGTTTGGTAAGTCAACAATGCTTACTAAGATTGCAAATACTGGTGCTAATATGGGTAAAAATGTATTGCATATAATATTTGAAGATACTGTTAATCAAATTAGAAGGAAGCATTTTGCTATATGGTCTAAAGTACAATTATCTTTATTTAAAGGTAATGGTGTAATGATAAAAGAAAGAATATTAAGTTATTTTAAAGAAAATAAACAAGGTCAATTAATAATTAAACGTTTCATTGAAGATGAAACTACTATTCCACAAATAAAAAAATGGGTTGAAAGATATCAAAAGAAGTTTGGGATTAAATTTGATGAAATTGTTTTAGATTATCTTGATTGTGTTGAATCACATAAAAAAACTTCTGATCCTAATGAAGCTGAAAAAATAATTATTAAAGCATTCATGGCAATGGGCGCAGAGCTTGATATCCCTTGTTGGTCAGGTTTGCAATCAGGCAGACTTGGATTTTCTGCTGAATGGCTTGAGGCTGGGCATACTGGTGGAAGTATTAAACGTGTTCAAAAAACCCATTTGTTGTTATCTATTGCTAAAACTGCCGAACAAAAAGAAAATGATTTAGCTAATATTAAAATTATTAAAGCTAGATTTGCTAAAGATGGTCAGCAAATTGAAGATTGTATATTTAATAATGATACAATGGAAATAAGGGCTACTGATAATTCATGGAAAACTACATTAAAGAAATATGATGAAAAAGATTTAGAAACAATAGATGAGAAAGTAAATAAATTACATGCTGAAATTTCAAAAAAAATTGATGATGGTATAACTCCAAATATTGAATTTGATAATCAAGCAGATATTGTTAGTATTATTGAGGAAGAAGATATTAAAAAACCTGATACTATTATTGTAGATAATAAATCATGTAATGTAATTACTCACAATATTAATATTAAACCTACATTTAATGATGTTGATGAATTTATTAAGAAATTAAATAATGGAGAATTAAATAGTAATGATAAAAATAATATTAATAATCTTTTGAATAATAGTTAAACATAAACATATATAATTTTTATTTTTAATCCTTGAGCAAATATTTTATGCTCAAGGATTTTTTATTTTATTAATTTAATTAAACATATTTTTTAGTATTTATAATAAATTTATATTGTAGATACTATGTCAAATTTCTTTTCAAGGCCAAGATTAGCTGATAATCAATTTAGACAATTAACTGGAGATACGCTTAATTTATCTGGTACTACTAATTTTAAAGGTGTTTTAAAAACTAAAGATGTTGAAATTGATGGCGGATTAAATAATGCAACTGGTGGTACGATTACATCTAAATATGTTTTAACACTTGATGGTACTAAAATTAGATTAAGACCTAATGATGGTGGTGGTACGACTGTTTTTAATAGCAATAGAAATACGACTAGAAGTGGTGTTCCAAGTGTTTTTGTTGGTGGTAATACTGTAACTGATTTCCTTGAGGGTTATTTTTTTCCTGCTGTTCCACCTGCTTCGATTATAAGTATTTCAAGTGGTGGATCAGATAGACAATTTGGCGATGGTACAATAGGAAGTTTAAGTTGGACTGCTGTTCGTAATACCAACCCAATTTCTCAAATACAGTTAGATACT